CTCAACGCCACGCTCGTGCTCGGCAAAGTCCCAACCGTCATCAACATGGCGACGGCGACGGGCACCGGGACAGGGACGATCACGTCACCAACGACGGCGTTGCCTGCTGGCACGCTGATCAAGTTCGTGGTGTGCAGGGTATCCCCGGCGCTCGCGGGCGCGGGCCTGACCACGTTCTCGCTCGGCGACGGCGTGGACGCGGACCGCTGGGGCACGACGCTGGCCATCGCCCTGAACACAACCATCAACGTGGCGAACTACACGACAGTTTCGCCAGCATACCAAATCGCAGCCGGCTCACTCGTGCTGACCGCAGCGGCGGGAGTCCTGAGTTCAGGGATCCTCACGTGCGACACCATTCTTGAAAAGGTCATTCCCATCGGCAGTTAGGAGTCCTCACATGGCAGTCAACACGTCCGACCTCATGATGCAGATTGCGAACGTCACGACGTTCCAGCAGCGCCTCGCCTACCTACTCGGTGTGCAGGCGATGATCGTGCGGGCTGAAGACGCGGAGACGGCGAACCACGCCCTACGCGACACCCTCGCACGCCGCGTGCTGGAGAACCCGCAGACCTGCGCCACGGCCATCGTGACGACGTTCGTCGGCCGGCCGAACATGCTCGGGGGCGGTGTCACTGCGCCTGATGAGAACGGTCGCGTCACCAGCGCCGCTGAAGATGGCTCGCTCATCGCGCAGTTGGCGACAGACTGGAACATCATGGCGGGGGTATAACGATGGGCAAACAACTCTTCCCCTCGTGCCGATACAAAGACGGGGAACCCCCCGTCATCATCCAGACCCAGGCCGAGTCGGATGCCCTAGGCCCGGGGTGGACGAACAGCCCTTGCCCCATCACTCCACCCGTCCTCTGGGACCCGGAACCAGGGCTGAAGAGGTACCGTCACGTCGTCATAGCGGGGGTTCCTGAAGCGGTGCCGCCTCCGGTGGCAGTATTGCCGGTGGAGCCTGCCAAGAAGTCCTGGAAGAAGCCAGCAGCAAAGAGGTAAGGGATCCCCATGCCCAGCGCCACCGACCTCATCACGCGCTCACTCAGGCTGCTCGGGGTCCTTGACCCGATCGACGCGGCGTCTGCGGAAGACCTGGCGACCGGCAAGATCGCGTTAGACGACTTTGTCGACAGCCTCGGGACGCAAAAGGCGAGCGTCTTTACGGTGGTGCGCACGGTGGTGCCAATGGTGTCAGGGACGGCCACGTACACCATCGGCACAGGAGGCACGATTAGTATCGTGCGCCCAACCTGGATTGATGGCGTGAGTATTCGTCCAGACCGCACCGCCACGGACCCGATTGAAATCCCGATCGGGGCGCCGATGACGGTGGCGCAGTACCAAGCGATCCCCATCAAGACGACGACGGGGTCCCGTCCCACCGCGATCTACTACGACCACGACTGGGCGGCCGGGCTGGGGAACATCATTGTCTACCCAGTGCCGGACAACAGCGTGTGTGACGTCGTGCTCTACACTCCCGGAGAGGCGTCGGTGTTCGCAGACCTCACGACGAGCTACACGTTCCCGAAGGGTTGGAGCCGGATGTATCGCTACAACTTGGCGAATGAGCTTGCAGACGACTTCGGCGTGACCGTGAGTGCTCGCGTGGAGCGCATCGCTGTTGAGTCTCTGGCTGCCATCAAGCGGTCGAACTTCCGCCCTGTTGTCGCGAGGCTGGACCCGGGTATGCCCGGGATGCGCGGGGGCGGCAGATACAACCTAACCACCGGCGGGTATGGGGGGATCTCCTGACATGAAGTTCTCTTGGCCTTTCTTTTGCGGCGGGTCGAATATCTCGCAGTCGTCGATTGCGGATAACCAGGAGACCGTCAACTGGTACCAAGAGCCGAGAGATGTCCCAGGAGGCAAGACGCCGTTTGCGCTGTATCCAACGCCGGGGGTGGAGACGAAGGTCACGGCGGTGGAAACGCCAGGGCGGGCGATCTTCCACCAGGACGGGCGGGCGTTTACGGTCATTGGGGATACCTTCTACGAGATCACCATCGGAGGGAGTGGGGCCTACGCGCTCACGAGTCGGGGCACCGTTGCGGTGGATGCGAATCCCGCCACGATCTGTGGGAATGGGGAGGGTGGAGGGCAACTCTTCATCACCTCCGGAGATGTGGGGTATGGATTCGTTCTCTCCACAAACACGTTCTCCACAGAACGCGCTAGCGGCAACACGATGGGGGCCATGCTCGACGGGTTCTTCCTCGTGCTGGATGCGGTGACCTCAACATTTTACGTGTCTGACTTGTTCGACGTGGGAACGTGGGATCCGACGCAGTTCGCCCAGCGATCGACCGCTCCTGACCGATGGGTCGCGATGATTGTGCCGAAGAGCGCGCGTGAAATCTGGCTGTTAGGCGACGAGACAAGCGAAGTCTGGAACAACGTCGGCACCGCCCCGTTCCCCTTCGCCCCTATTCCGAACGCGTTGATGGCGCATGGGTGCGCGGCGCCGTTCTCCGCCAAGGAATCGGGCACCGGGTTGATGTGGGTGGCCAAGACCGCCGAAGGGCGCACTGGCGTCGTGATTGCGGAAGGGGGACGGCCTGAGACGGTCAGTTCCTTCGCGACGATGCGTGCCATCGACGCCTACACCACGGTCAGTGATGCTATCGGCGGGAGTTACGCGGCCAATGGGCACACGTTCTACCTCCTGACGTTCCCCGCCGAAGATGCGACGTGGACGTTTGATCTTACGACGAAGGTGTGGGCGAAGCGGGGAACGTGGATCAGCGCGTCCAACGCTTACGAGGCATGGCGCCCGCGATATCACTGCTTCGCGTTTGGCGTGCATCTCTCTGTAGACGGGACCACGGGAGCGGTGTACCAGGTGTCAGACACCTTCGGGTTAGACGTCGATGGGTTGCCCATCCGCCGGATGAGACGCACGCCGTCTCTGTACAACAATCACGAGAGCATCGCAGTGAGTTGCATCGAAGTCGTGCTCGAATCCGGGGTGGCTTCCTATTCGGGAACCCCGGTGGTGCCCGTGATGGTGATGCGTCTGTCAAGGGATGGCGGGAAGACCTGGGGGAGCGAGCGGACGCGGAGCATTGGGAACCTCTGGGAGTATTTGAAGCGTGTGCGGTGGTGGCGCTGTGGGTCTGGGCAAGACATCGTGGGTGAGTTTGTGGTCACCGACCCGGTACCGTTCCGCATCATCGACGCCTTAGTGACCGTGCGAGATACACAGGGAGTGGCATGATGTTAGCCCCACGTCTCCCAGGGGTGCCCAAAGCGGCGGCGGTCGAGCCTAAGGCCGGCTGGCTCCAACGCGTCTGGGCTGACTGGTTTAGAACCCTCGCATACCGCGTCGATGTGAGCCCCTTCCGTGTCCAGACCGTCAGCCTGACGGCGCAGGCTGCGACGATCCCCGCGACGGCCGTGCCGATCCTCTTGCTGGTCGCTGGCCTATACCGCGTCACCTACACGGTGCGTATCACGCGTGCGGCGACGTCGAGTAGCTCGGCGACCGTCACGCTGGGATGGACAGACGGCACCGTCGCGTGTACACAGGCGTTTGCGGCGCTCACGGGTAATACGACGGCGACGGTGCAGACAGGCACGGTGCTGCTGCGCGGAGATGGCGCGTCGGCCATCACGTACTCGGTAGCCTACGCGAGTGCGGGGGCGACTAGCGCCCTCTACGCGCTCGATGTGTGTGTAGAGTTTATTCCTGGGGTGACGGCATGACCGCGGGGGTGCGTCGGGCGAATGCCGTCGACGTGCCGGCTTTGGTGGAGATGGGACTCCGGTTTCTCGCCTCGCCTGAGTACGCGGGGCTGGTGGTGGGGGACCGAGGGCGGCTCACGACGATGGCCACCGCGTGGTTCTCGATTCCGGACGCGGCCGCCTGGGTCGCGGAGCAGGATGATGGGACGATCGTTGGTATGATAGCGATGCTGGTGTACGAGCACACGATGTCGGTCGACCGGGTGGCGGTCGAGGTCGCGTGGTGGGTCGACCCTGAGGCACCACGGGCGGGGGTCGCGTTGTTGCACGCGGCAGAGCAGTGGGCGAAAGAGCAGGGGGCCACGGTCTTGAATATGGTGGCACCGAATGACCGGGTGGGAGCCTTCTACGAGAAGAAGGGATTCACACTCGTCGAACGATCGTATCAACGGAGGGTGTGACATGAGCTGGATGACCGCCGCTACATTCGTCGCAATCGCCGTGAAGGCGGCTATTGCAAGGTCGCAGTCCCAGGACGCCCGCCGAGCCTCCGGAATCATGAGCGCGGCCGAGGAACGGGCGTACGACCTTGAGGTAAAAACGCAGGCCGATGCGGTGAAAGAACGCGACCGAGCCAACGCCGAGGCAAAGGCCCAGTATGACGCCGATCAACTCCAGAAAGACGAGGACCGTGCCATCGAAGCCCGTCGGTACGCCCAGGACCAGGAGCGGCTCGACATCGAGCAGAAGCGGCGCGACGCCGAACTGGCGCGACAAACCAACCTCGATGCGGAGACGCTGGCCGCCCGACAGGCTGAGTTCAATTTCCTTAAGCAGAATTACGCCGACCGACAGGCAAAGATCGCCGCCGGGCTAGCCGGATTCAACCAACGGTTTGGGGGGGGAGGCGGGTCCGCCCCGGTTGACCCCCGCGTGCCGATGGCGGAGATGCCTCCTGACTGGAAGCCAGGAGACAGCATCTTCGGGGGTGGCCCGACGCCAGAGGGAGCGGCCTCGCCCTCCTTCGCGGACTCCAGCCAGTTCCCGGCCCAGTTGGCGGAAGCGGGAGATGTCGCATCGACGACGCCCATGAATGATGTGCCGATGTCGACATTCGTGGCGCGACGTGGGGGGGCGGCTGGCGCGACGCCGGTGATGTCTGAGGCGGCCTATCAACCGCTCGCGGCGGCGCGGGCCCCTGGCCCCCTCCCCTTGAGTGCGTTGGCCAAGAAGAGGGTGAGGGCGACATCGTGACACCACAAGACAATTATCCCTATGTGCAGGAACCTGCCGTCTTACCGCCAGAGGGCCAGCCTCCAGTTGAAGACGCGCCCAAGCTTATCCTGTACAAGAACGCGGATGGGCAAGCGATTCTGTTCGCCAACGGCAAGTACACGCTGTTGAAGACAGACGAGGTGGCTTTCACTGAAACCTATGTCACGAACAATGGCGGCACGGTTGAGACGGTTGACGCGACCCGATGGGCCGAACTGTCAAGCGGGGCCGAGCAGTCAGGCGCCCCTCCTCCGGCTAACACACCTTTGAGCATGCTCTACATCGGCCCGGGTAAAGATCAGGCGATATTGTTTGAGAATGGCAACTATCGCCTGCTCGGCCCACTTGACATCCCTGTGGCGCAAGCCTACATCAAGAAGGTTGGTGGAACTGAAAAGAAGGTCGATGGAGCTAGATGGGCGGAACTCTTCGCTGCACAGGGGAAAGAGGGGTCGTCTCAGGTGCCCGCGTCCCGGCCCGTGCTGTACAAGAGCCCAACCGGCCAGGCCATGCTCTTCGAGGGGGGCAACTACCGGTTCCTCCAGCCGGCTGAGATCGCGAAGGCCGAGAAGTATGCCACCGACGCTGGCGGCACCGTAGAAAACGTTGACGCGGCACGGTGGGCCGAGTTGATGAAGAAACAGCAGGCCCCGGGGTCGTCTGGAATGACCGCCGGACCGCCCACGTCGGGCCAATGGCGCGACCAATTGATCGGATTTGACAACGGGAAGCTCAACGATCCAGCGCACAACACCCCGAAATACGTGTTTGCGAAGTATGCGCAAGCTTATGATGTCCGGGACATCGAGGGGCGGAAGAAACTGCTAGCGGCGCTTCAGGCGGATCCGAGTGGCTACTTCCGAAACGCCACACTGGGCGGGTCGAATGGGGACCGGCTGGTCATTAGCGGCACGCTCGACCCGGCGTTTGGAGGGGTCAACGAGTTTGACATCATCGCGGGCGCGTCGGAAGGCGGGCGGGGGTGGACCTGGCAACCGGCTGGG